AGAATATCTCTTAAGTATCTTGACTAACCAAGAGCCAACTTTGCGTGTGCGTTCTTCGTATTTCATTTCTTATCCTCGATTGCTTCTGGTTTCCATTGAAGAATATTTTTAAGACGATCTGTATTTGTACCCTCATTAGGTGAAACGTCATCGATGTCATCATCCCACCGTTCACCATTCAACCATGTAGTAGGGTGAGGGATGAATTGTTTTTCTTTACCTTCTATTACTTCAGCAAATTCTTTTACTGCTACAAGTATTTTAATTGGATCTTCTTTTTCACAAGCTTTCTTAAATGCAAGGCGAGCATGACCTTTACCAACCTTTCTTGGGTATATTTTCCAAAAGTCTTCAAAAGGTAGTGTCTCTCTGACACCCGAAGGATATACATATTCACTTATATCTATAACTTTATTACCTTTGTGTGTCTCTGTGACACTATCTTTCTTCATTTCAGTCTCCTTTACTATTGAGAATTGATACAGTGACGACCTTCCCTTGCCGCCACTGTGCCTGATTATGATTTGATTTTCTACCAACCAGTTGATAGATCGAATGACAGATGACCTGCTCATGCAGGACAGCTTAGTCATCCGTTCGATGCTTGGGTAACAGACACCGTATGAGTCTGTATGATCAGCTAAGATCAGTAAAATTATTTTGATCTGAGCATTTGGGACTTGCCAAGACATAACTTCATCTAGTAAGATCCCATTATAACTCATGTGGTTTTTGCATAGTTATACTCCTCCTGTAATCTTTGCTGGTTACATATCGACACTGACCCCTAGGCTATCACACCTAGGGGTTTTTTTCAAAAAGATAATTCTTGTTGATCCTTACCCATCCAATATTCTTTGATGCGTTTACCTGAATCTGTTTTGACCCACTGGCTTTCGATTGGAAAACCAGTTTCTTTTATATCACAGATTCTTCGTGGCAAAGACCAGCACCCAAACTTATCGAGCGCTACCATACCACTGATAGTATTACCTTCTTCAAGAAACTTCTTGATCATCTGACTTTGATTTGCGAACTCTTGCATTACTCTCTCCTAATAGTTGTGCAAACAATTCATCAGGTATGATGACTATCGTTTGCGGTTTGCCACTGCGCCTTTTGTAGAACGCAATGTCTCTGTTATCCAAGACCGTGAATGGACTTGGAAATCCTGACTTGTCTCTGTACTTTACTTCACCTACCAGATGTCGTCCGTCCAGTGTGAGGTGGATGTCTCCTGACCATTCTCCTCCGAGCGATCCTGAGAGGGGGACTCTCTTTGCTTGGATGCCTTGGTCGTTGAGCCACTGGGTAATTTTTCTTTCGTGGTAACTGCCTTTCGACTTATTTTTGTTTGCCATCTGTCATCCTCATAACAACTCAAACATATGGTATGATAAGTTGCTTTCTTTATCGATGCTAAAATTTGTACAAAATATTCTACTTTGTTACCACACGCATCACATTCGTGGTAAGTTTTATTCAGAATCTTTCGAGCGGACTTCGATCTTACAGCCAAGTGCATCTAACCAGCACGTTAACATGAAACCAGATGGCACACGTTTGTACTGCTCCCATTTATGAATCAAAGACGAAGCGCAACCAATACGATCAGCTAACTTTTCCTGTGAATAACCAAGTTCATTTCTTCTATGCACTAACTGATTGATAAGATTCTCATAACTATCTGTTACTTTTATCTCAGTTACATAGTGAGAAAAGGTTGTCATAACACACGCTTGTCTCTTCGTTTACATTTACCAGTTCTTAATATCTCAATCATGTTAGCTATCTTGATTGACGTATCGTAAGATAGTTGAGTATCACCTTTAACTGTTCGGTAATATGTTGAGCTAGGGATACCTGCCTTATGAAATATTTTCTTGAGAGGTATCTCTAGCCCACTGCTCAACGCTTGTAGCTGTTCAAAATAATTGATTAACATACTGCATTTATGCAACAGCGCTTTTTATTTTGTCAACCTATTGATGCGTAATGACAAGTTGGATCAACATCTATTGGTATTGATTCATTATCAGAAAACAACATGTAATCCATGCATGTATTGTTATCTAAATATAATACTATATTAGTAACCCAATACTCTTCACCAGTTGGCGAGTCTTTTGCTGGAGTTAAGTGTCTTATAATTTTAACACGTTCTACATTATGCATTGAACTCGTTTGTATATTAATAGCCATCCCATTCATCCTCCATTAATGCCATGACTTCACCACTACCATCACAGTTATCACAGTCTGCGCGGTATTCCTCCAGTTCACCAATGTCACTTGCGCTCCATCGTTTTACTGGACGTTCATAATAATTGTGACCATCACCATCACATTCAGGACAAGTAATAAACTCATCCGTTACCATAGTATCTTTTACTTTACCCATTAATCCATCCTCGTTGCATAATGTGTTTTACCAGTAGGTATTCCCATCACAGAATACGGATAGAAATATACCTTACCTTCACGAGTATCCCATGTCATGTAGGGATACATTGGCTCATCTTCTGGGTATCGATAGACACCTTCGGCATCGATCTCACCACCCATTGGTCTGTCTTTGATAGGCATACCTGCTCTTTGAGCATAGCATTTATCAAGATGATCCAACAAAGTTTCTTCATTACCCATTGTGTAATGTAGATTCCATTGCATAACCCAGAGTGGAATGTATCCACCCCAAGCCATCATATCATCGGTAGTCATATCGTACCGTTTTTTATCATAAGTTATTTGCATAATTGCACTCCTCTCAATAAGGGATTTCATCATCACAAACAAATCTTTCACTGTTCATGTATGCTCTATCCCAAGATTCTTTTGCTCTACGTTTGAACTTATCACTGTCAAACCTAGGATTCTTTGAGGCGATTCGCACCGCCTCAGTTAAAGCGTCTAGCTGATACACATCACATAGTGGTGCAATCTCTCGAGCTATAAACTCAAAGTGTTGTCTACTTAGTTTCATTATTCCCTCCTAATCTATGGTTGAAGTTATGGTTACATTGTATCGAACCCAATCACCTACAATGTCTTCGATTGCACCAGTGTGATCACTGATATCAAAGCCTTCTTTAAGACTGATGTTTAGTAATGAATCAATCTCAGACTCTTTGAAGCCATCAAGTTTAGCATCAATCATCTTTTCAATCTGGGGTTTCATTATCTCGAATAAAGCTACCGCTATTCGTGATTCTCTTGCTGATAGAATATCAGTTTCTTGGTCTTGCATATTGTTACTCCTCTTATAAAACAATTTATACAATTCATTGGGAAGAAAGTCAAATTCATTTACAACTTTCTTGTTAGGTTTTTGACACACACACTCAAACCCCACCCCCACTCGAGGACGGGCGGTGAAACTTGGTGC